GTTGAGGGAGTTACATTGGGACTTGGCCCACTTCCTTTACCAGCACCACCGGTGGCGATAAAATTATCAGTAGCCTCCTGATCACCCCATCCGGCGTAACCGCCGTAACCCATTTGGACTAATTGATTTGCTGTGTATTGTGGCATAATTATTTTTTATTGAACGCAAATATACCGAAGTATTTTTTGGAGGCAATTCTTCTAGCTTCTATGGCGTCTTTTTTATCAACAAATAATCCTAAATTTATTTCTTTATCATTTATCATTATTCTCGCTCTCCATTTTCCTCTTAACTTAAACCAAGATACACCTGTTTCACCACTTCTATTGTTTTTGTTTAAGTGAGTTCTGTTTCGGATATTTTCAGCGTGAGTTGCGAACCTAAGATTGTTTCTCTGATTATTGAGCGGATCTCCGTCAATATGGTCTACTTCAATCCCAACGGGGGCTTTTAATAGTTGCCTGTGTAATAAAACTTCTTTACCATCTTTGCCGGTTCTGGCGACATAAGTTTTAGAAATAGTATGCCATTTATATTTTTTTAGTAAACTAAAATCTTTATCATCCACTAAGGTATTTTTTTTATTTGTTAATTGTAATTGCTTCATATTTTTATCTATTAAATGTTCCTATTTCTCCGGAAGAGGAGTTAGAGAAAAAATCAGGTACTAAAAATTGAGGCTCATTTTTTAACTTTCTTTGTAACCGATCAGCAATTTTTTTATATTCTCTAGTAATTATTTTATCGGCATTGGCAATAGCTGCTAAAGATTTATTTGGATCTATATTTTGAATTAAGTTACCATAAGCGTCTTGCTCTATGGCTTCATTTAAGACATCAGCAAAGTCGGTAAACATGGTCACATCTCCGTCATCGGTTAAAGCGGCTGCCTGAATAACCCCCCAAAGAATTAAATTAGCCGATCCGGTAGTTGTTGGAGTTGGAAAAATAAAGATTTGTCGGCCATATTCGGCAAACTTCTTTACTGTTGAGGTTGGATTATCCTCGACCTCTTTCATAAAATCCTCAAAATCCCATTTAGCATAGTTGGAGTCACTATCTACCGAAATCTTAAAAACCGATTCACTTTGGCAATTATCAGGATAATCATAATAATCTTCGTTAGCAATAGTATTAGTAATAAAACCTTTTTTAATATCCGGCCATTGTCTCGCAGAAGCCACAGTAATATAAGAGTCGTCAATCTGATCCTCTATTCTAGTATCGGTGAAGTAAGTAGAAGTCCCCACAGCGTAGAGTTTTGGCTTTAATTTGTTTTTAATATCTAGTCTGGTTCTCATATTTTTTCTTAACTAAAAAGAATATATCATTTTTAATCTATTTTGTCTTTGAAAATAATAACTCTAAAAGAAACAGTAAGACTTCCAGATAAAGCAATTCTTAGAAAAGTATCATCTCCCATACCTAATCCATCAGAAATATATCTGCCATTAGGAGTTCCATTATTAAAAGTATAAAATCCCATCGCATTACCATTACTCCATCCTGATCTTGTGGTAATTTCTTCCACAATAGACTTCACATTTATTCCAACATAAGAACCAGAACCAGCCGCTATATTTTGAGCTACTTCAGCAGTTGTTTTTGATTTTCCCAAATCACTTCCAAATGAACCAACATTATCTTCATCTATTCCCCACGTTTTTATTGAAACATCTCCAGAACCTTGTTTTGTATCTATTCTAAACTCAATTGTAGCCGAAGCAATACCAGCATTTTTGGCTACTGCCACACTCCCAAATCTATATCCACAATCCCAACTATCACCGTCATATTGACCGGCGGCAATTACCGCATTAGTCCCCCAATTGGTATAACCATCAGAAACAGTAGTATCAAATTGTCTGTAAGGAGTGGCCGAAGTATAGCCAACTGTCACCCCGGTCGTGGTCGCATACGCCCAAGGATAAAAATCAAAGCCAACTCCATAAGGTATGTCTGGTAAAATCCGCCAAACAGACTCATCACTTCTTTTATAATAGGCAATAAAAGCCGGAGTGTAACCAAGAGCGTGAGAAACTGTGGCCGAGGCTTCGGTATCACCAGCGTTGAGAGTAACAGAGGTATTAGTAGTTGAGTGATATTTAAACATCGCATACCTTTCATCAAACCTAAAATCTCTTACATCACTTGAAAAGATACTTTTTCCGGGTTTTGCGACTCTAACTCTTGGTGTTTGTGTCATATCCCATCATCAGCAAAAATATAATAATGATAGTTTACCGTCCTAGTTGTCCCGGAAGTATTGACAATCGTAAAAACTAAATCAGCCGTATCAGCATAAGTAGAGGCCGGATTTGGAGAAACTGAAATATAGCCACCCGGAAAACCATCGGCTGTATTAGCCAGTCCAACTCCGCAATAATAATGACCAGTCGCAAACTCTACAAAAACCATACACATTGGCACAAAACCTAAATCGTGGTCAATGGTAACGGTAGAAGAACCACCATTGGCAACTGAAACGCTAGATTTGGCTTCTTTAAAAATACGAACAGTTGAATAATCCGAACTAAAGGCATAATCTCTTGGTTCTTCTGAAAAAGCACTCTTTCCCGGTAAGGCAATTTTTAATTTAGGAGTAATTGTCATATAACTTGTTCATAAAATACATAATATTTTATCGTAGAACCGGCTGTGAGATTACTAGAACCGACATTTGAGCCAACCGTATCTTGTCCTATTAATCCGCCCTTAGTAGCCGAGTATTTATTCATTATAAAGAAAATTGGGATATAACCAAGACCGTGAGCGTAGGTTTGACCAGAGTTTAGATTACCGGTCGCTTTTACTTTTAGAGTATTAAGATCCTCTCGGAAAACAAAATCATTAGGATCGGTAGAGTCCCAACTCTTTCCAGCCTTTGCCACCCTAAACATTGGCTTAATCGTTGGCATTAAGTTTCCTCCGTACCAATAAAAATTACATCATAAGTTCCGTCATTTATAAATATTCCTTTGTAGTTACCACTCTGTTGAACCGTAAAATAATTTCCAGCAATAAACGATCCAGCCGCAACTGTTCCCTTAAAAGTGGCGTCTCCGGTGGTAGCATCTAAAGTAATAGTAGTTTCTCCCATCTTATTTCTTGCCGCAATTCCCGATGGACTTATTTTGACATCTCCCGACACTCCGGGTTCAAACTTACCAATTGAAATAGAGCCATATTCTCCAAAGGTGTAATCAGCCAGTATTCTTCTACTTTGGGTATCAAGGGAGTCGGCAATAACTGTTCTAGCAATCAAAGCTGGGGGAAATGACTTGCCAACCTCGGCATTAGGAGTAAGAACTTCGGCAGTATTACCACTACCAGTTGTCGTGGTCGTACTCTGTCCGATCTCCGGAAAGTCAACCTCCTCAATTACAGTAGGTTTTAATATCGTATCGCTCATTATTCTAAGTTAATATTTATATGAGAAACTTCCGGTGAGGCTGTCCCACTCGGAGTTAAGACTAATTTAAGATTAAAGGTTCGGCCATAACTACCACAAAGAAAGACCGGATCTCTCATCCCGGCAACTGCGGTAGCAATATCACCAGCCATTTTTGCTTGAGTCCAACTACCAGTAGCGTCTAGGTCGTAATAACACGCTATGGTACAACCTGTGGGGATTGTCCCGGTTGTCAATTCTATCGTTGTCCAAGTAGACTCTTTGGGAGCTACCAAATCAAGTGAGTAGTATTCTGCTTCGGCTTTTGTCGCCGTATCTACCTTTCTAACCAAATGACTTGATCCTTTTTGATAAGAGACAAAAACCTGTCCGGCAATTTTACAAATAGAACCAATTTCATCGGCGTCAATATACTGCTCTAAATTGAGTGTATGACTCTCATTTTTCTTAGTGCGACCATAACTCCAAATGCCACCAAAACTTCCACCATAGAGGCCAAACAGGGCTAATCCACCCTTTTCTACCACCCCTCCGGGATTTGCCTTGCCATCAAGAGTACAAACCGGTAAATTGTTGACCATATCAGAGAAAAATAACTCATTGTCGCCGCAAGACATTAGGATTACTTCGGCTTGGACAATGGCATTGATTGACTTACTAGGTATTCGGTTTTTATCTATCCAAGACATCGCTGTTTGCTCCCAAGTAGAAAGCCAAGACTCCCGGACACCATCACCACCACCAATAAGAACTTGATTACCTCTTTCTATGAGGGCTTGACTAGTAATTCCCGGTCTTAATTTTAGAGCTTCGTTGGTATAAGAATTATCGTAACCCACCATCGCCAGTAATTTGTTGTTACAAATCATTAAAGAACCATTAGCTTGAGTCATAGTATGCCAAGTAGCAGCAGTTAGGTTGATTTTAGGCCAAGCAGAATAAGTGATACCGCCCTTGAGTGTGGGCTGAGCAAAAGCAAGATGATCGCCCTGTGGAACAGTAATAATTGAGTTTCCACCATCACC